ATCCTTAACCTTTTTTGCAAAACGTCTTGCATCTTGGTCTGTTGCTTGATCAAACTTGACTGTGATATTTACCGTCTTGCTTCCTGACTGCAATTGAGTTGGCATAGAAGACCCATAACCCATGTCTCCTCCACCCTTAATGGTTGGAAACTTGTATCCAGGATTGTTAGTCTTACCTGAAAGCCACGCAGAGTTGTTTACTGCATCTAAGACAGAGTTAGGATCTGTACCAGACCTAAGAGCATTCACAATTGCTGTATAGCCACGAGCATCAGCCTTGGAACCTGTCAATGTAGAGATGGTTGCTTGCAATCCTTCGTTCCAGTTTGCATATGCTTTTACTCCAACGCTGTTCATTGATGTTGACCCAGGAACTGTGAGCGTTGTATTTAGCGGATTGTATTTAGCACTGTTCTTCCAGTGTCCACCTTCAAATCTCATCCACGTTGTTAAAGCCTTTACATTTCCCTCAGTAAGTGGAGCACCTAATCCTGCCAATAAACTTGTAGCAAACTCTGCTTGACTTCCACTGCTAGACATACTTACAGAAGAACCTGAAGACATACTTGTGGTGTTTGACGCAGCACCTGTAGAAAGTAATTCACTTGAAGTAGGAGCAACGACTGCGCTTATGTAGTTTCCTCCTGGTAAAGAAGAACCACTTACATAGTTAGCAGGATTAACTGGATTGTTCTTTCCTTTTCTAATTTCAAAGTGCAAGTGAGGCCCAGTTACATTTCCTGTAGCACCAGACTTACCAATTCTCTGACCTGCTTTTACGGTGTCTCCTGCGTTGACGCTTTTTGCGCTGAGGTGAGCATAGATACTTTGATGCCCATCAGCGTGCTCGATCATTACCGCTGTACCGTATCCTGGATCTAGAGTCTCCTTAGATACCACTCCGTCTTTCCAAGAGGTCACTGGGGTACCTACTGGAACTGCATAGTCTGTTCCTTTGTGAGTGCTGTTAGTGCCAGCCCACATACTTCCTTTTTCACCGTAGGAAGCAGTTATTCCTGCTGCTACTGGAGCAGAGCCTTTTGCTCCTCCAACTCCAAACCCCCCACCGTAACCAACTGCTCCACCACCTTTTCCTTTACCAGCAAGTTTCAGTATTGCGCCGACAATATCCCCAACACCAGCAGTAAATAATGACGCAGTCACTGCTATTCCAGCACCAACATTGGTACCACCAACTCCTCCTACAAGACCTTTTAATTGTGCAAGTGGTTGGATTACATTTTCTAAAGCACGGTTAAATGCTTCAACTGTATCTGCAGCATTCTCAAACCCCTTGATCATTGACTCTTCACCCTTAGTCATCAATGATGTTTGAGAGGCGTTCATGCGTCCTTGAGCAGTAAGCATGGTGTTTGAGTTTCTATCTGTTCCCTGTGCGTTTCCACGTTTTGCAAGGTCTGGGTCTCTACCAGCAGATAAATCAATCATTGCTTGATAAAGGATCTCTTGCTGTGCAGGATCAAATCCCATTGTCTTGAGGTTTGCACCTAGTGCACCTCGTTGGAATGACTCACGAACTTGTTGAGTGGTTGCTTTTCCTCCACCCATTACTCCCATTAATTCTTTTGCAAGTTGTCCTGGAGTTTTTTCTTTTCCAGAAGCGTCTCGTGTATTGATTCCGTACTGGTATAGGTTTGCTCCCATTGGACCAGTTTGGAATCCAGCAATAGCCTGTGTTGCAACCGCATTTTCCATGCCCAAATATTTGTAGGCTCCACCAATTTGTGCAGCAGCCTGTTGGTAGTTTGCACTGCCAGGTGTGTATCCACGACCTGCAAGACCTGCTGCAACGAGTGCATCAGAGCCAACACTAGATAACCCTCCACCCATTGCACCAAATGTTGCACGTTGTAGTTGATTACGACTAATTCCTGGTGATGTTAATCCTGCTTGATAGTAACCAAGGGCTCGTCCCATAGTCAGTGAGAGATCAGGAGTTGCAGCATATGCTCCAGCAAATGGTGCTATCACCATCTTTGCTGCACCACCAAGGGCCTTAAGTTTTTCTGCTGTTACTTCTTGAGGTTCCATTCCCTCTTCAGCAAATTGAGTCTTGCCCTTTGATACCTGATTGTTTCCTCCAGCAGGAGACATACCTGTTGGTGCAGGAGGTTGTGTAAATCGTGCGGAGTCTGCACCTGTTCCAGGGCGAGTAGTTCCTTGCCCCAACCCCATAGAACCGCCAGAGGTGTTTATAGCAGCACTTACATTTGTAAACGCTTTTCCAGCAATCGCATTTAATTTTTCAATTGACTTGTAAAGGGACTCAACCTCTTTGGTTAGACCACGGGTCTCTGTAGTCAGCGACTTAATGTTCGCAACCATCTTGTTAGCCATGACTACCCCTTTCTACTAGTTTTGCTGGCTATCTCTAGCCAGTTTCCGCGTTCTCTCACCGACAAAGACTTGATCTCTGTCAGTGTCCATCCGCTGTACTCGTTACTTAAGACCGACCATTCCGCAAGTAAATGCGTGTATGGCGTAACGCTAGAAGCGAAACAAGGTCCCGAAATTAACGGGAACAGATACCTCACTTTCGCAGTCAGGGCATGTCACCTTAACCGCATCGAACTGAGGGCCACATAGACGCTTGTTGATTGCTTCACTGATAGTGCGACGATCTACAAGACCTAAGTTCTGCACCTGAAGTTTGCTGAGTACTGGAGACTCATCAATCTTCATCACTGTGTTCTCTAACATAATTGTCGTTAATTCTGCCGATGTCTTGTCAGAGTTCACCAGCATCTCTTTCTGAGTGACTCCTGTAGGAAGTTGCACCGTGTATGTACGAGTTTTTCCTTGTACAGTAAAAATTCGATCATTGATTGGGTCCATTAGAGCCTTGACTTTAATGTCTGTATCAAGATCAACTTGTACTGTCTTTACCTCTTCGCATCCTTCGCAGTATCCGCCAATGTCAGCGGTCTTACCGAAGGTCGACTTAAGAATTCCCAGTACCAACATATCTCTGTCACCAGAGAGTAGTTGATCTAGTAACTTCTCATCGGCTTTTTGATTGCCGATACGAACTGTTCCACGGTTAAGAATTGTAAGGATTGCTTTACCGATATTAGCCGAACGAGCAATAGCCTCTTCATCAGAGCCGTTAAGTTCACGTACCTCGGCCTCCGTGATGATCTCCCCAGTGGCTGTTAGATAGCCACCAGGGAGATTCACAGTATTGTCCGAAGGAGGTGTGATCTTTACTTCTTTCTGTACTGGCGTCTCAGCCAATGCAGAATTAATCAAGTTATTTGCCAATGCGGGGTTAGTCGCTGCACTAATTGTTTGCGTCATGTTAGTCCTTTATTAGAATTTGGTGTTTGTGTCTGTGTAGTTTTCAGCCCACTTGATATCAAAGCCTTCATGAACAAGCGTCATCTGCTCTACGAGTAGTGCGTTGTCACCTGCGTTAAGGTCTGAGTATGCAACTGAGGTAGGCCATGCGTTGTACACCTTGAAGCGCATCGCTACGTGGTCTGTTGATGTTTCTGCTGTGTCGTTCTGGTTTGGTGATCCAGGCATTGGGTGCGATAGCACTGCAATCTCTAGGTCGCAACGGAAGTTCTGGTCTACTCCACGAGTGGTGTTACCAGCAGTGACTGTTGCAAATAAGTTACGCATCCAGTCCCAGTTCTGCTTGCTTCCGATAAGAACACCACGCTGAAGTGTTAGGGGTGTGAAGGTTGTCTGACCAGGAATCTGGTGGACAGTGGTGTTGTAGCCACCTTCACGGTAAGGAATAGAGTCGGTAGCAACCGACAATCCTGATACAGAGGTAAACCCAAGCGTTGCTTTAGTTAGGCCAAGATCAGCCATGTTCCCCTGTGGTTGAAACGTAACTAAGAATCGAAAGTTACGTAATGGATCAGTCAATAGTGTTGACCGATTGTTAATTACTGCCATTTATTTTTCTCCTTCGGTTTAGTTCAGCGTCTTTTGGCTGAGGTCGATGACGATGAACTCTGCTGGGTATTGCAATGCAACACCAACCTGGATATGGACTTCGCCGTTAGCGATTTGTTGTGCACTGTTGTTCTCAGCATCGCACTTAACGAAGTAAGATTGTGCTGGAGTTGTGCCACGTAGACCACCTTGGTTCCTGTATTCGCCTAGGAATACATTGAGGTTTGTGCGGATTTGTGCCCACAGTCTTTCCTCGTTGTTTTCAAAGATAGCGAACTCAGTAAGGTTCTTGATGTTCTTACGGATGTAGATGAGAGAGCGACGCATGTTGACATACTTGTTAGCAGTGCCATCTTGCTTCAATGTACGAGCACCCATAACAGAAAGACCAGCGCCAGGAATCTGACGGATTGGGTTTACTGGAGATGTGCTTGCGTTCATTGAGTCGAGTTC